GTAGTCCAAACTGCATCATCAATAGTAATTGTTTTTACTATCTCAGAAAATGCATCAGCTGATAAATCATCAGCTAGCTCTACAGTAAAATTACTAGCAATAAATTGCTTAACTGAATCAAGCAAAGACTTAGTATCAAGTTCGATCTTCGCAAGCTTTTCATCTGCAATAGCCTTATTAGAACGCAATTCTTCTAGCTCAGATAATGTTTGAGCAGAAATACCAGGCTGTGCCTTAATATACTGATCTACAATAGCAAATATTTCTTTCTTATTTTCTTCAGTTAATCCAGTGGGCATATCCTGCTCCTCTTGTAAGTTTAAGTTAGTTTGATCTTCCATAGGCTCATATTCAGATTTATTAGCAGTAACTAATGCATCTGGAATTACTGCAAATCTGCAGTATCCCTCTGGCTCTATAGTTTGCGAAATAATTTTACACTTATTCATGCTTGCGTGCAACGCACAATTACCACATTTTACTCCAATCTTAGCATTTTCATTCTCTGGTCCACTTTCATATCCAACCCAAATGCCGGGAGCTTTATCAAGTGGGCCAACCTTAGAAGATAGAGTAAGTAAAGAGTCAGCAAGAGCTTTTTCTTCATTTGATAGCTGAGCATATAGATCAGCATGATCTTCTACAATCTCAGTTGGCAATGTAGCAACTGGACCATTGTCAAAGCTAGCCATAATCTCAGAGTCAGTAATATCTGTTGCTGAATTTTTAAAGCAATCAGTCATTACCATTGTAGTCTTAAAGTTATCAAGGTACTGCTTAAGGGCATCTCCTTCCACTTCCTTGTAATTCATAACTCTAGCATGAACATCAGCAGGATGAGTAACATAAGCATAGCCACGGTAACGAAGGCCACTAGGTACGCCATAAGCCTTCATGCCATCTACTTCATCACCAATATCCCATTCCATATCTTCAGTTTTATAAGACTTGCCACTTATAGAATCATATAGATCATGAGGGGTCATTTCTACGCTAACAGTAAGATAGCGACCATCCAAAGTCTTTTCTACAGCTTCAGGATCAGTTACAAGTCCCTTAACAAGAACCCAACCTAAGCCCTCAAAATCTTCATCTGCAATGACTCCACTCTTTTTAAGCTTACGCATATAAGGAGCCATTGCAACATCAGGAGCCTTAAGCATAAGGCCATCCTTAATCATATTGCCCGCAACGCTATAGGCAGCTTTTGGGTTATCAACCCAAGTTCCACCAATAGCACGACCTACTGCACCAACTTCACGATTTTCAATCTTCTTGCCATCTACTACGGCTATTTCTTTATGCATAGGCTTGATAGGCACATTATATGGGCTAGTAAGCGTGGGGATTGCGTCTTTAAGATCAGCCGGCATATAAATAAGATTGTTTTGTGTAGGCCTCATACCATGAGTTACTTTAGTAAGAGTTACTAGGCCAACTTTATTCTCAGCAACTCCATCATTAATAAAGTATTTAAAATCAAGGAAGTGTGGGCTTTTCTTATCCCACACCTCATGAGTAAAGTCACCCTTTACTGTATTAACAGCATAGTCTTGGACGATACCCTCTTGTAGTAGCCTTTTACTTACTTTCATTAGCTTTCCTTATTGTTACTTTGCTATTAGGATGGTCTGGAGGTAAATCATAATATTTACTCTCTGAGATTTTTCTATTATCTATTATAGTCATTTTTGTTGTATCATATACGTCATATGTAGACTCACCTGCATCAGCAAGACCATTATACGCTCCCCAATTATAGCTACGCATTCTTTCAGTTTCATAAATTGTCATCATTCTGTGTATGGACTTTTTTGAAGCATCTGCAATGGTTTGGCCATTTCTATTCCGCATTTCACTATGAAGTTTATCTATAAAAAACTTCTGTACCTTTACCTGAAGCTCTATTCTTTCAGTATTTGCTGCATTAGTTAATTTGCTAACATCTGAATACTGTGAATAGCCATCTATATAGCTTTTAATAGAGTTATCTTTAAGCATTGCAGTAAAACTCTCAAAAGCTTTATCCAAAGCTAACTCTGGCTGTACTTCAGAGTCTGCCTTGGATTTTATGTTTTCCATTAGCTGATATATGTCTTGCTTATATTCATCAGCATCAGTAACTAGGCTACCAGGTGCATTTTTGGTGCCATGTTGGTTAGTGGGTCTAACTAAATTTTCGTTGGCTTTTCCGCTGGCGGGACTACTTGAATTTTTTTTTTAGAAGAACTAGATGAGCTGCGTTTGCTTGTTGCGCCTCTTTCTCTTGCTTTTTCTAAGTCACCCTTTGTCATTGGGGTATTAGGACTGCGGGCAGAAACATCAGCAAGAGGACTATCTGGCATAGCTCCAAGCTTAAGTAACTCTTGTGCTTCAGTAACCATTTTATAATATGTTTCTTCCCATTCCTTGTCAGCAACAGGAGATAGGCCAATTCTTTCTCTGAGCTCATCATGCGTAATAGCACTATTAAGCCATAATTGAATTGCTCCATTTTCTTTTCTTAATTGATTTTCAATGTCAATTTCTTTAAAACGAATAACAACTCTATTTTTGGGATCAAGCCAGTCAAAGCTATTATCTTCTGTGCTTTCCTGTAGAAGAGGAACAATTACGTTAGCATATAACTGATCTTCAATTGTTTGCTGGTCAGCTTTCACAGCATCAATAAGAGACCGAGACATCTGCGCAGCGGTAGATCTATTTGCTGTGTCACCTTCACCGATATCTACGCTACTTAAATTAAGTGCGCTAAGAACACGTTGCTTAAAGTATTGAAGATAATTCTCAGCTCTTAAAGATCTACCTTCAGCACCAATCATTTTAATTTCATGACGTTCAGGCGTAACAAAGAATCCTTCTGGTGGCTGGTTATTTATAACCTCTGTTACCATAGAAATCTCATCTCTCCCATCTGGAAGTATAGTAGCTGGTTGGTCTTCGGTACCAACAATATACTGAACAATTGGAAAAATACTTTGGTGAGTATGAACTTCTATATCAGATTCAATACGACGCAAGGCTTTAATATCTTCAATTGCGGCGCTAGCTCTTGGGGTACCAACAATAAAACCTTCAAGCTTATTAACATGGAAATGAATAATTTCCTCTGGTTTATATTCAACTATTGGTCTTGTATTCTCAGTCCAATCTTCTTCACTATATTGACGATATAGAATGGGCTGCTTAAGCTCATTTACCTTGACCTGGACCATACTGGTAGGTAGTACGTGCAATGAGCTTATTGGCAGTATAGTACGGCCTTTAGAGTCCTTTCTGGTGTATCCACCAGACATCTTGTCATTTCTTTTTACAAGAACAAAACAATTACTATATCTAACAATATTTTTTGCAATATCTGTTATGAGTTGGCGAGGTGTTGTCTTACTTACATAGCATATTTCTCGCATTCTACGATCAACATATGCAGCTAAATCTGGATCTTTGCCAACAATCTCAAAGCCCTCTTTCATAAAAAGTGCAAGCTTCTTATCAAAGCTAATCTGAAGATAAGCTTCAATAGTTGCAACTTTGTCTATTTCTTTAAAATCGTACTCAAGTTTTTGCCAGTCATTCATGAAATATGGACGAGTGGTTCTGTAATTGAATACAGGATTCTTAGTCACCTCTAAGCTAGGCGCTGCAATCTTACTTTCTGCATCTTCTATTACAGACGTAGCAGGAGGTCTAAGGTCTACAATTTTAGCATTTGAATTAAACATCGTCTAAATTCGCTCCTAATGCAACGCGTTTCCAGAATTCTAAACTTTCACCTTTGCTTATTATAGATGATTTTGCTTGGTCACATTTAACTAGTGTAAATCGCCTATCTGTTACTGGATTATAAATATAACCCGGCTTACCGTTATCAACCTGATTTGAGTAAGTTATATCAGGAACTCTTCCGCCTTGATTTTGCGGATTATTAAAATCTGTGGACTCAATTATATCTATTAATTCATCTGGAGTAAATGGAGTTTCTGTATTAAATCCTATTTGATTACCATCCTTATCGTAGACTGGCATAGGAATACAAACATTAATACCTTTTGTCCCTAGCTCTATTAGAGCACCAACTAAGCTAATTAAAGAATTTAAAGCCATTAGTTTTGCACCAATATCAATATTACTAATAATATTTTGACTAGCAAAATTTTGGATTGCTCCAATTGTTAGACCTATAGATTCCCAATTGTTTTGTATATAACCAGCTGACTCTTTCATTGCTAAATCAAATAGTCCAACAAGATCTGATTTCTCTAAGAAAAAAGGCGAAGTTAAAATATCAACAAGTGTTGAGGATCCTGGATATACATCAACTTCTGGCGTATCATTCTTACCAAGATTCATTCCAGCCACAGTAGAAGCAACACTTTCTGCCGCTTTTTTCCCTGCCTCTGCCGCTGCTCTTGCTGCGGGATCAGCAGCCTGCTTAGCTATTTCTTTGGATCTATCTTTTATTGAATTAGCTGAGCTTTTTGCTAGCTCTTGAATTTCTTTATTCTTTACTTCTGTTCTAAAGCTAGAAACCGCAGCAAGAAAAGATTGTCTATCAACTAATGGTCCAGATTCAACTTTTTGAATTTCTGCAATTAAAGATGAAATTCTTGGATCTTGACTTGTATTTATTCCAGTTGTTTTGACTCCTGCTATTTCTTCAAATGTCCAACCATTTGGAACATCTGCAAAAGTTTTCATTACCTCAGAAACTTTTTTCAAACTTTTACTTGTGCAATCAAAATAAATATTAAATGGAGTATATGAAAATTTCATACTTGCCTTTACTCCACCAAGTAAAGGCAAAATAAGACTAGCAAGAATTTGGAATATTAAGTCATTAATCTTTACAATATTTTCTTGCCAGGTAAACCTGACTAAAGAAATTAAATTACCAAGTATAAAAGCAAGTTCAATAGGGCATAATGTTCCAAGCCTTGATAGGCTACAGTAGTTTTGCTTAATAGTATATTCAATGTCAAGTGCATATTTTAATTTATTATGCAAAAATTCAAACTGATCAATTACAGCACTTGCATCAAATTCTGCAGAAATAGAAAACTTTGTATCTCCTAAATTCTTCCATCCACCTTCAAAGAAACAATCAAAACAATTACTCCAAACATCATCATAATCAAACTTAAAGCTACGCCCTTTGACAGATAAAGAAATAGGCTCTTTCTTATTCATCATACTTTCAACATATGAGTTTTGCTCATCTACAGTTGCTAAAGTAAGACCAAGGGCACCAACGGAAGTTTTAAGATTGTCAGCAGCAGTAGCAAAAGGTCTATAGGCTAGATCTGGAGTAATATTATCATTAGATAGAATTTGCTCTTGATCATCCCAAGATTTTGTAAGATCAGATAAGCATTCATTATAATATGTCTCTTTTATTGTTTCTTCTGAGAATGTAATTTCAAAGCCATAACTTCTTGGCTGAGTTGCTTTTTGTTTTTCAATTGCATACTCAAGTACCTCTTTCTTGATTGAGTCTGCATTATCTGTATAAAGACTCTTATCTATCCAGGCATCTTGTCCTTTTGTTTTGGGGATCTTATTAATACTTTTACTTGACTTTGCTCTTGTTACAATTTGCTCTATAGAATTTACTCTATCTTTAACATCTTGAATTTGTTCGGAATTTGCTATTCCAGGGGTATGACCTGGAAACAAATAATCCATTATATCTTTTTGTTTCTTATTATTAACATCATACTCAAGTTTGTATGAAGAGTTTCTAAGTCGTTCTTTTATTTTATTTGTTAAATTCTCAATATCAACAGTTAAAACAGCAAGTCTCTCTCTGTTCTTTTCTCTGAGTATTTTTATGTCAGACTCTTGATAGAAGTTTTTTGTTGCTTTTGAAATCTTGCCATCAAGAATCTGATTATAAGCAAAAGCATTACTCTCTTTCATAATTTCAGAAAGAAGTGTGCTTGTAATCTTATTCCTTTCGGCGTCAGATAATTGATTTGGCCCAGGAATCTCTGACTGTGTAAAATTTATTTTTTGAGGCTCTAATATAATTCCTTGACTTAGAATTTGCCCTTCAACTCTTGGTCTCCCAAGTTTTCCTGGTCTCATTTTATACCTCTAGTGCACTAATTGTAATCTTTGCCTCTTCTAGATACTGAGAAGACGTTCCCCTTGGAACATATGTTCTAAGTAGAAAAAATCTATATCCAGCTGTTCCGGCTGGAATACTTTTTAGCATAATATTATTATTAATTAATACGTTTTCCCAAGTCTCAACATCTGGAAGTTCTACAGTAGGTTCATCTCCGTATGCGCCTTCAATTGCTAAAAGTTGATAAAAAATACCATTAAATGGACTAACCGATAAATCATTTCCACTTAGATCTTTTAATGATACTGATATAGCAGAGTATCCTAGTTCAGTGTCATCTGCATTTGTTAAATAAAATGATTGGATGTAATAAGTTCCATCTGATGCATCGTGAACATTAATAATTTTATTATTTTGTGTTACTTCACTTTTATCAGAAGTGAAAAAAAGCTTAAGTGCCATAAAAACCTCTATTTAATAATGCGTCCGCTTTGACGCTGATAGTTGTGTCTTGGATTAAAATTAGGAGCAACTCTCTGTCCTAGATTTCCTTTTCCATCTCTAGATACAATCATATCTCGTTCCCAAGCTCTTCTATCAAGGTCACTGTAATGTTCCGTTTTCTTCTGGTAAGGTCCACTTCCTTCTTTTCTGTTTTCTATGGCAGAATTTCTTTCATTCTGTAAATGCCTTAGTAAATCAGCTCCTGTAAGTTTTTTATCATAAGAGTCTTGCATTTGATTATTTAACATTTGATGGCCAAGTGTTTCTTGTATACCAACTCCCATAGCCAGATTCTTGTTAACGGCAAGAGGACCATCTTCTATAGTAAATGCCACCAAACTAAGCATAAATGCATCTAATGCGTGATCACCAATACTTGTATTATCTTGTCCGAATACTGGAGTTCCATTTGGTTGACGAGATTTAATAATATAATTTAGCAATTGCCTTTTAAGAAGATCATCTTCGTAACTAAATTTAATTACTTTATCTTCGAAGCGACGTACTGCATTTTCTACAAGAAACGGCTTAGCCGGATGTTCTATTAAACGGCCAGAGCCAGGTTCTCTGATGGAAATTTTTGAGCCAAAGTCATATGCTTTGATTCTTCTTTGTATATTAAATTCATATGTTCCTGGCTTTTGCTGAGAGGACCACATTTTTAGTGTTTCCCATTGAGTTGCACCATGGCCTTTGTCAACATAAACATGATCTGGCTGCCAGAAACTTAATAATTCTGTTATTTTTTGTAAACCTTGTAATTGTGTAAAGTTTTGCTTTGGAACATTAACAATTTCCATGACTCTCAATCCAACACTTGGGTGATATCCAGCTATACAAATCCAAGTACCAAAACTAGTATTCCAGTCAACTCCTAGACTATATTTAAACCCAGCAAGATCTCCTTTTAGCTTCATCTCTCTCATTTGTCCATATGTATATCCATCCATAGCTGCAGCCACAAGAGGGGCAGCAAACACACCGTCAGCATTGCTAATAAACATTGCCATAACTTCTTGTAGCCAGCCATCGCTTGTGTATTCGCGGCGCATTTCTGTTCTGAGATTTTTCCAACTAATCTTAGTAACAGAAAACGGAGTCTCATCAATTACTGCAGTAGGAAAATAAAATTCTTTCCAGTCAGGAGCCTCTTGGCACCACTCATAAAACTTACTACGAAGACCACTGGGAGTAGAAGCAACTCTAATTAAACAATCACTGTGAGACTGTGCAATAGGAAGGATTGTAGTGAAATCCTTCTCTGTCATATAGTCAACCTCATCAAGTACAATTACGTGAGCGTCCTGACCACGAACAGCACTAGCACCATTGCTACCTGTAGTAAAGCCAGAAATAATTGCTCCATTTTCTAATCTTATTTGATGATACGGAGATTGCTTATATCTAAACTCTTTTTTTAAGCTTATATTGCTATTCAATAGCTCTAACATTCTATTAAATATAGCAGTTACCTGCGAGTCAAAGGGACAGCAAATAAGAATCTTAATACCTGTTACATTTTCCTTTATATCCTCATCATAGTATTCACGAATTCTTGTAAAGGCATGAAAAAGAATCTCAACCGCTAAAGCATCAGATTTGCCAGATCTTCTACCAAATCTATAAACTTTTTTCTTACTTTGACACCTTAAAGCAATTTCTTGATGAGATCTTGGTTTCCAATTAAACATCTTATTAGCAAATGCAACTGGATCAGTATTTATAAGTAATGCTTCTTTTTCATCTTCTGATAAACTACT